AAATCATTATCATTATACCCAACAAATAAACCAACCTTATAATATGTTTGGGCATACCCTACTTTTTGACTCCTTGTAAAAATTTCAACTTCAGAAACAGAAGCATTAGTATTTGGATCCTTTGAACTTATTATTGTTTGACCAATTAACTTATTTGGATCGCCAGAAATTTGTTCAATTACTATAACTTCTCTTCTTAAAAATTCTGCAGAAGATGGTTTGATCAAAAACTGCTCTAAATCTATTACTTTTGGAGTAACTCCAAATAGAACATTAAATAATATTCTAAAAGATTCTTCCGTTCCCTTTGCTTCATAAAACGTCCTTGCTTCCTTTATAAAGTTTCCAACGTTTAAATTAGAAACAAAATCAACATTCTCCAATCCAGGAGTAAGAGAGTATTTTAACTTATTATAAAATTCTTTTAAAAATAGGGAACTTAGGTTCTCAACCCTACTATCAGAATCATGAGAAGAACTAACAGAAGACGAAAAGGTTAGTTCTTGGGGATTATTTTCGGATCTATAAGTGGTGATTCCACTAAAACCTCGAACACAACCAGTAAATGTGTTGGTTGTTAATCCAGTGTAAGTGATAATCTCATCATCAATCTTTAAAAGACCATACTCTGGAGGAAATCCTTTCGTTGATGAAACCTGAATAGTCTCATCTGTAGAAGATATTGACGACTCTAGAGACGTAAACCCAACAACAACCTCTGGCGTTAGATTATCAACTTTTAAATATTGGTCTAGATTCTCAGCAATATCTACAGGTGCACCCTGATATTCTTGAGAAACATAGTATTGCTTTAAGAAATCAACAGTCTTTGGACTTTCTGATAATATAAACTCAGGTAATTGATTTTCAATAATCTGCTGAACTTTAACTCTCGTTTCAAAACCCGTTGTGATCATATTATCCCCTTGTTAGTTCTCCGTTTGTATAGCTTGAGGTAACCTTAAATCCAACTCCAGATATCTGTTCACCAGAAGTAATAGTATCTTTAACCATATTTATTGAACTATTCGAGATGTCAAAATTCAAATACAAATCTTTAAGTCCAATGACATCATTTGATTCTGGGAATGCCTGAATTTCGATGATATTATTTGGTTTAACTGTTGATGTTATATTGATTGTTCCGATAATGATTTCACCTTTTTCATAATCTACAGTACCAACGTCTCTAGCAACAACAGATCTTTGTCCACCAGAATCAATTTTAATGATGGAAAGAACACCAGTTTTTGCTGAAATACTTGTTGGTCTACTTGTGAATACACCAGCAGCAGTAAGACGATTTCTTACGTCAGTATCTCCCTGAACAATATTGGGTGTATCTGTAAAGTATACAGTAGAAGATTCGCCCGAAATAGTAAATCCGGTAGATTTAATATTAGCACCAGTAGGATTTACATGAAACTTGTTTCCATAACATAGTTCATACTGTGCCAGCTGATTTGTTAATGCTTTCAGGTTTCTTCTGATCTTGATCTTAGTAATGTTTGATGTTATAGCAGAATCAATATTATCAATCACGCTGAGAACCTTACTATATTTAAATCTGCCACCAAACTTATTAATATCCTTAGAATCAGCGTATGCCCCTAATCCATTAACAATATTAGTCTTGAGATCAGCAACGTTGGTAACTTTTGCCGAGTTATAGTAGACAAAAGAATCCATCTCAACATAAAGCAACTTGAGTTCAAGTATCTTTTGGTTGATTCCTGTGAGTGAGTAATTCTTTAGTTTTGAAAGAATCTGCTGCTTGTCAAAATCAGATACAAACTCACCATTCTTTGGTTTGATTGTAATGAATACTGTTCCAAACTGTGGTGGATCCAACTCTTCACCACCAACTACAGATACACTCTCGGTGTTTGGATAGATTGATTGGATAATAGTTTCGTAGTCCCTTCCTGTAACCGCTCTGTACTGCGCTGAATACAGTCTAGGGGCAAAGTACTTAACAGAGTCGATACTCTCGATGTCGCCGCCGTTAGATGCCGCAGAGATGGTTGTTATAGTTGGAGTAGTTGTAGGTACAACAATCTCATCCGATGAACCTCTCAAACTACCAGAGAATGAGAATGTGGAAGGTCCATTACCTTCTTTTCCGTCAGTAACAATATACGTTACAGTGATGATAGTACCATCCTCTAGTTTCTTACCAAATATACCATCACCAAAGAGGAGTTCATACTTTTCATCTTGAACTTCTTGAATCAAGTAAGTTTCAGAAGTTGATTTTACGTTTAAAATATTGTCAATTTTAGAATATTCTCTACCCAAACCAGTATCAGATATACCCTTTACATAAACAACAATAGTTGAACTATCAATGAAAGAGTTGTCAAGTAAAAATCTTTGATCTAGTGATCCATCAACAACAAATTGCTTACTTAAAAATGTTCCTTGATAGACACTAAGAGGATCGGTCGCTGTTCCAAAAGTAGCAACACCATCATTCACTGTTGTTGTTATATTTTCTGGGATTGAAAATACATAAGAAGTGTCATTTATACTTCCTACGCACACTAAACCCGCCTGTAAGGTTAGTGTAGGACTTGTTGTACTAGTTTGTACGTTGAAAGAAACAGATGCCTTAGCGGCGGTTCTGGAGCGTGGAACATATCCAATGTTCCTTGCCAGTGAAACAACATTTTCACGAAGAGTTGCCGAATCCAAGAAGGATTCATTCACAACCATATTCGAGTTGAATGCTGTAATGTAAGTATTATATGCTAACGTATCAATTAAGACTGAGAAGTTTGAACCTTCAAAATCAAAATCCGTGAACGTAGAGTTAGCACGGAGATAATCTTTGATAGATTCTCTGATTTGATCAAAGTCTAAATTAGAAAACTTAGTGAAAGGCATTTTATCTTGTTGCCTCTAATATGAATGTGAACTCCTGGGTTGGAAACTCTTGTCCAACAATATCAAAGATAACAGTGACTTCGAATTCATTAGTATCAGGACTTGGATTAACCTCAACCTGTACATTTTCAATTCTTGGTTCAAAGTTGTCTAACGTAATCTCAATTTGCCTTTGAATAACAGAAGCAGTACCAAAATCAACAAACTCAAATAGACTTGAACGTACTTCTGATCCCAAAAGAGAGTTAAAAAACCTTTCAGTTGGAATGGTCTCCACTAAATTCCTTACGGATCTTTTGATTGCGTTCTCATTTTTAAGAATCGTTAGATCCTTTGTTACCGGATGGGGTTCAAAGGATAAACTAATATCTTTAAATGATCTAGATATCCTTTGAATTGCCATCTGAACGAGAGTTTTCTTGCCTTTATTTATGCTTAATGCCAGGGATTGCCGTATATTGGTTCAGTTCCATACGACCAATCATCATAATCCTCATCATTGCGAATCTTTTCATGCAATTCAGTTTGCTTTTTAAGATCGTGCTTAGGTGCAAGATCATGCATAACCTCTGTAATGACTCTTTTTGATGGTAAATCCCTCATTGAACCATAATCTGATGCGAGTCTATCGGTTCCCCACATCTGATACATGTATTCTTGATCTCTATCTACTGGTGAGTTAGACATTTTAGCTACTGTTTTAGGACATAAAACAGAACTTTTATGAAGGAGGTTGCTATCTCCTTAATTTTATTTAACGAGCAACTTCTCTGAGTGAGTAATTATCAGAATTAAGGTATTTTAGTATCTCCAAGGCAATTAATTTTGGGTTTCCTGCCCCACAAGTGTACACATCCACTGCTAAACACCCATTTTCAGGCCAAGTATGGCACGAAACATGACTTTCTGCTAGTGCAATCACTACAGTACACCCTTGTGGGATGAAACAATGAGAAAAAACGTTCAAAATTGTCATATCAGCACGTTCAATGCCTTTAATCATGACATTTTTGAGGTCTTCAATGCTGTTTATAAGGTCATAGTCAACATCATACACCTCAAGAAGGAGGTGTTTTCCCATAGAAAAGTGTTCCAATTCAGTTTTCTAACAAAAAACTATTTATTTTCTCTTTCTTGTGCCGTTTTCCAGTGATATTCGTCTTCATCACCCATCCCAAGACGTTCATAACCATTTTCAACTTGATAATATTGAGTCGAAACCTTAAAATCGGGCATTTTTGGTTCTTTTGGAGTCAAACTGTTATCAAAAATGCGTAATCTGTTGTTTGGATACAGTGCATATTGCCCATTATTCAGTTCAATGAGGTTATGAGACTTATGTTCAGCAGGATTTTCACTCGTGGCATAGTCAACCATGTCTGGATCACGGTGATAATTGTCTATTGTACAAACATAAGTGCCTTTTTGAATGCCATGATCGCGTGTATAGCACTCAAAATCCATACTTCCAATGAATTTCTTATTAATACTTACTACACCATAGTCCATACAGTTCCAAAACTGTAGATTTGGTAGATTCATATCAGGGTCTGGTGTTTCTGGGCGCGACAAGAAGGCACTGATGGGCAATTTATCGTACATTGCCGCGTATTCGGGCAAATAAGTCTCAAAATAAAAAGCGCGTCCAGGAATCGACTTTGTCGAAACCCAAACGCCCTTTACAAATTCACCATGTCCACTTTGATGATCAGTTAGATACTCTTTACGAACCCATACTTCAACTGATGGTAAGTTCGTAATTAAACAAGACATGTGTTAAGTTTATTATTCTGTTGTTATTTAACCTTTACCTTGTCCGCGATAGGGTTTACGTGCTTTGTTACGAGACGACGCGGCATACTTAGTATTCATCCCGTTGCCCTGCCGAGACTTTTTGGGTTTCCCGGGCACATAACCGCCACCTTTACGCATTGCCATAATTAATCTCCAATAATTTCAGTGTTAATTTCTTCAGGTTTTGGAGAACCTTGCTCATAAAACTGAGAGGCAAGATCCTCCATGGCATTGAAATACTCTTCCTCTGAAAGATTTGTATAAATTTTACTTCCTTTACAAAGAATATTGTATTTGTCTGCCATCGTATCAAATAACTCTTGTTTTTTCGTGACCAACGCGAATGCGAGGATCACACCAGATCTCAAATCCTGCTTCCTTTGCATCCAGGCAGAAACTTACATCCTCTCCACACATGTCCTGAACCTCACCAGATTCAAAGACTTGCATCTTCGGAGCAAACCAAGGATACTTCATTTCATCGTGTTCAAACACTCCATTCTTGATGAGTAACCACCCAAAACCAGCATAATCAACTGTGAATGGCTTACGACGCTTCTGAATACTATCCAGAGTTTCGTGGTTCATCACACCACCATTATTACGGAAGTCATCTTCTTCCATCCAATGTGCAACAGAGGTAGTGTGACCATCTTCAGTGCAGTACCAACCAGAAGCAATGTCCTTATCCATCAGAATCAGTTGCCAGAACTTTTCACTATTGAAAACAATATCACTATCAATCCACAGTTGCCAATCATACTTGAGTTTACCATCCCAAGGTTTTTGATCGGGACCTCGCAGAACGTTAGCACCAAGGCACTTACAACGTGCAAAGTTCACCATGGAACTATAATCTTGTGAAATCTGAATACTGGCACCTGCCTGTACGAGATCAAAACAGAGCTGTACGAAGTTCTTCAAGTAAGTGTAAGAAACTCCTCTTCCTGGTAGGCAAAATACAATTGCCTTGCCCCTTACCATTTCTTTTGCCTTTTCGTAGTCCCACTCGGGTTCTTCCCGAGTTGGCATGGGACTCTTTGCTTTTACAGTAAATCCTTTAGCCATAATAGAGCGTAGTTACTTCAGTATCATACAGTATTATGTATGGGTTGTCAATTGCCTTCTATTGAAAATCTCTCAGTCTTTTTCCCTGAGCAGCACTTCATTACCCTCAACAGTGAACCCAATTTCTGTGTCTTCATACCATGAGAGTTCGTTGATGACCCACTCAGGGATAATTAAAAAGTACTCCCCCGTTACTGGATCGACTTGTACGAACTTGGAACTACCTCCGGAATTTTTTCTCATCTCTCAGTATATAAAACCTTTTTCTGTCTTTTATATAGCGAAAAATTTTTTAGACCCCCTCGGTAATTCTTTGTGGTTTTAGAAATAGCTGGCGATCGTAACACTTTATAGCTTAGGGGATCCTATACGTTTTTAATATACAAGAACGCGCCCCATAAAAAAAGGGGGCACAACGCCCCCCACTGCTGTCCACGAACGAATGCCCTCAGCGCACATCTGCCAGTGCCGATGCCTTGGTGCTCATGGAAGTGCCACGGGATCCAGCAGCACCGCCGTGAGTGCGAACGCGGGAGGATCCACCTTTGATGCGATCTGCCCAACGATTGGCGGCAGTGCCATGGGCGATGGGCAGGCGGGTGATCTTGAATTGAACGCCGTTGATGGTGGTGGTGGAAGGCATCGGAATCGGTTGCGTGTTCTTGAATATTGTAGCAGATCAGAAGGCGATGGGGTCAGCGGTGGGGGTGCTGATTTCGGCAGCGTTTCCCTGGTCGGAATCGGCGGCGATCGTTTCCAGGATCGCCAGGAGTTGGGCACCGTCAGCGGCACGGTTCAGGAGGGAGGTAGCGAGGTCGCGGGTCATGGT